ATGATCATCTTTAATGGTGATGTTAAGAAGAGTGATAGCAATTCATCAGGTCTTGAGAATGATGATTACTTTAATAGGAACTATCCTGGAAAGAAGTCATATAGAACCTCTACTAGGTAGTAAATAGCCGCTTAAAGGTAGGTATAAAAGGATAAAGCTAAGAAAGACCTTTAGGTTTGTTAAGAAGAACTGTTAGAATTATAATGAATGTAAAAGAAATAGATACTTTTGCATAAGGAAAATAGAAGTTAGCTGTTTTCATTAAAACAGCTATAAGCTTTTGAAATAAAGCTACTAACGGAGATAATCAATTTAAGAGAAATAAATATGGAAGAAGTAAAGAAGAATTATTGTTTTTTGGGATTTGACAATATCCTTGGAGAGCAGGAAATAGAGAACCTGTTTACTACTCCTGAAGATAATGATCCTAAACCATCTGAGCCTAATGAGGGTAAAGATGATAAGGATAAAGTTGATGATAAACCCCAAGATAATAAAGAGGAAACAAAGGAAAAAGATAGCACTGCTGAGGCTATTGACCCTGAAGATCTTTTTGATGATCCTAAGGATGATAAGCCAGAGGTCGTAGGTAGTGAGAAGAAAGATGTTAAGGAAAAGGAAGATACCACCACTGATGAAGACAGTGGTACTTCTCCAAATAACTTCTACTCTTCCATTGCCAGTGCCTTGGCAGTGGATGGTATCTTCCCTAACCTTACAGATGATGTCATCAAGAAGGCAAATGATGCAGAGAGTTTTGCAAGCCTTATTGAAGATGAGGTAAATGCCAGACTTGATGAAAAACAACAGAGGATTAGTAAGGCATTGGACAGTGGTGTAGAGCCTAATGATATTAAGATGTATGAGAATACACTTAGCTATATCTCAGGTATTACAGATGCACAGATCAGTGAAGAAGGAGAAAAAGGAGAGCAGCTTAGAAGGAATCTTATTTATCAGGACTTTATCAATAAAGGTGAGAAGCCTGAGAGAGCTCAGAAACTTACAGAAAGAAGTATTGATACAGGCAATGATATTGAGGATGCAAAGGATGCTCTACAGAGTAATAGAGAGTTCTTCAGCAATGCCTATAATAATCTGTTGAAAGAAGCACAGGAAAAGAGTGATCAAGAGAAAGCAGCCAGAGCAAAGGCAGCAGAAAAACTCAAGAATGACATTATGACAGACAAGCAGATCATGGGTGACATGGAGATTGGCAAGGATGTCAGAAAGAAAGCACTTGAGAATATCACAAGACCTGTGTATAAAGACCCTGATACAGGTGATTATCTTACAGCCATCCAGAGGTATGAGAGTGAGCATAGAGGAGACTTCTTAGCTAAGGTAGGTTTAATCTTCACTATCACCAATGGCTTTAAGGATTTTGACAGCTTTGTAAAGGGTAAAGTAAAGAAAGAAGTAAGGAAAGGGCTTAGGGAGCTTGAGCATACACTTAACAATACAAGTAGATCATCTGATGGTAGCTTAAGAATGGTTACAAATGCAAAAGATGATCCATATAGTTACATGGGTAAGGGAGTAAGACTTGACCTCTAAGCATAAGAAGATATTTTGATTAATGCTTAAATTTAAGAAAAATGGCTGGTAAATTAAACAGATTTCAGATGCAGACTTTCAACCATTGGAAGGGTCTGACCAAAACTAATCACTTGGGAAGTATCTTTCAGATGCAGCCTCAGAAGGCTACCAATCTGATGGTTCAGTTGCTTGCATATTATAGAGGTAAGACACTTGACACATTCCTTTCTCAGTTCCCCACTAAGGAGTTTGAGAGTGATGATGAGTATACATGGGATGTAGTAGGTAGTACTTCAAGAAATATTCCTTTGGTAGAGGCAAGGGATGCAGATAATGTTATTGTAGATTCAGAGTATGGCAATGTAGGTTGCAATGGTGAGCCATTCTATGTAGTCTTTAATGAGGACTGGTTTGGTGATGGTGAGGTTATTGTAGGTGAGCTTAATGAGGTTTATCCACTGAGGATTCTTGGTGAGGGTAGAAATGAGGGAACCAATACTGTCTATAAGGTAGAGCTTATGGGTGGCATTACTACTGGTATGCCAGCAGAGCAGCTTCAGGCAGGTAAGAGATTCTCTGTAGAGTATGCTCCTGTTGAGAGAGATCTCTCTAGAAAAGTAGGTGCTGTAAGATACTCAAGCCCTATCTCCATGAGGAATGAGTTCACCTCTATCAGACTTTATGACAAGGTGCCTGGCAATATGCTTAATAAGAAAGTTGCCTTTGGTATTCCTATCATCAAGGAAGTCAATGGCAGACTTACCCATGACACCACTAATATGTGGATGCACTATGAGCAGTGGCAGTTTGAACAGCAGTGGGCAGACTATAAGAACAATGTCATTGCCTATGGTAGAAGCAACAGAAACCTCAATGGCGAGTATCTCAACTATGGCAAGAGTGGTGAGGTTATCAAGATGGGTGCAGGTCTCTTTGAGCAGATGGAGGTCAGCAATACCATTCCTTATAATACCTTCAGCTTGAAGCTTATTGAGGACGCCCTCTATCAGCTCTCAGCAGCTAAGTTGCCATTTGGTGAGAGAACCTTTATCATCAAGACAGGTGAGAGAGGTGCTATTCAGTTCCATAAGGCAGTACTTGATACTGTCAGTGGTTGGAGTGCTTTCCAGATTAATGGTGACAACATTGGTGTTGTACAGAAGACCAACAGTCAGCTTCATCAGAATGCTCTTGCAGCAGGCTTCCAATTTGTTGAGTTCAGAGCACCTAATGGTGTTACTGTAAAGGTTGATGTTGATCCTATGTATGATGATCCTGTGAGAAATAAGATT